CGAAACTGAGACTCGGTAACAACAATGCCGTTGGTGCGGTTACGGAGTTCCATGGGTCTAGGCTACGGCAAGGAAAATGAAGCTGCCACCGTTAGCGTTAATAGCGGCAGGGGCAGTGGAGCTGATTTCAAAGCCAGAGTTCAGCGGGTCGATGTAATCGGTGTTGGTGACTTCTGCTGCGGTGGAGTTAAGTAGTAGGTAAGGGTCGTTACCGCTGATGATGCCGCGAGCGGTATCCCAGACGTACCAATCACCTGTGCTGTCGGTGCGCTTGATCAAAACGAAGCGTGCGCCGGCTGTGAAGCCGCAGTTGATCTGTTGTGTGGTGCCGGTGCCGGTGTAGCTGCCGACTTTTGAGATGCCGGAGCAGGTGGCGAAGAGGTAGGCGATGTAGGTGCCACCGGAGGCGTGTCCGCTGCTACCGATGCTATTAAAAACTAACGCTGAGGATGTTGGATTTCCAAAACCCTGTGCTGAGTAAGTTGTAGCCGTAAATTGATCAGTAGTGTTAAGAGAACCTTGCTGAAAAGTAGACGCTCCAAACACAGCATTTACCCACCAAAGTTCAGAGGCATTTCTTCGTTTTATAATTACAAGTTCTGGTTTTACGCCAAGGTTGTGCGATATAGACTCATTGATAAATCCGCCTCCCGCATACGCCACCACGTCGAAGAAGCCGGGGGCGCGGCGGAAGTGATGCCAGATCGTTGATTGCCCGTTGAAATAGCTGCCGTCTTTTGCCGTGTCGTTCCATACGTCATAAACAGTTGCAAAGCCGCCTGTGCTTTCAGCGTTTGTGTTGACAGCCATGTCAAATGTTGGCTGCGTTGTTGAGCTACTGCTTGTGCCCAATCCGCGAAGGCGGTCTACGGCTTGAGGAGTGACCGATGCGTCCCGTCGTCGAGCCCAGATCAAGTCAGATGGAAATCCAATAGATCTAGATGTTCCTGTCGATGCGGTGGCCGCAATCGCCGCAAACACCTTCGTCGCATCGGTGGGCGTCTTCATCGGCCCGCGTCGAATGGCGATGTAGATGTAGGTGCCGTTTAGTTCGTTAACTGTAGTATTTGAAGTCGCTGGCTGAAAACCTGTAGGTAATGGGTTTATGTCAGTGACCGTAACTGTTTCAGCGTTTGAGTTGTTGGGCACAAGCCTTGCAGAGTTGCTACCCACTGGCATCCCGCGCATGTTGTCAAGAATGATCCAGTTGTTTGCGCTAGCAACAGTGGTATTTTTTATCAACAGCCACTGCGGCTCCCAGCCAAGATCAATCACGGGCCCAGTTGTACTGCCATTTCCCGTATAACTCCCACACTTCACCACACTGTCATTTCCGCTATCGCCAAACCCGCCAGCGTCGTGCGCGAACAGGTAGGCGACGTAGGTGGCTCCGTTGGTGTTGATGTTGCTACTAGAACTAATGCTGAATTCTGTTGAGGTTGGCGTTGTGTTATTCCAATGATCAACAGCGTTGCTTTGCGCAGCAGTCGAATCAAGCAGAATGTAGTAAGCGTTAGATGTAAGACTGCGGTGGTAAACTTTCCAGTTATCTGCTTGAGAGGTTGACTTAACGATAATGCATCCCGGCACGCTTCCAAGATTGTGAGCAATAGTTCGCGCTGTCCCATTCCCCGTATAAGTCACCACATCAAAGAACTTCGCGGCCTTGCGGAAAGTCCAGGAGGCTATGAGGTTGCTTGCGTAGCCGTAATACCCTGTATCACTAAATCCAGTTGAGCCAAAAGAAACGATGGCGTTATTGGTATTTGCGGCATTTGTGTTATTGGAATTTAACCTTGAGCTGCCGCCGCGTGCAGTGTCGACCAAGAAATGGCTATCAGTTGCAGAATTTCTGCTTTTTAGCCAAACCAACCCACCCTTACCGCTCAGATCAATCCCATTCGTGATCGTCTGTGTGCTGCCGTTGCCGGTATAAAGCCAGGTTTGAAAAACCGACTCAATATATAGCTTATCTGCTGCTGCAGTTGCCCCCTGTAACGCTTTAGCCAGCATGACGCACCTCCTCGGTCAAAGCACGGTCAACGGACCAGCCTCGATTGAGACGTGCCCAGACTGTTTGGATCTTTAGTCCCATTTCATCGCTCCACTGCTGCATTGTTTGTTTTCGACCTTGAAACTCCAAAACGACATTGTTGCGTCGGTTATTGGCTTGATCTTTATAAGACGCCCACCGCACGTTGTCTGGCGAATACGGACCATCATTGTCAATTCGTTCCAGTGTCATACCTTTTGGCTTATCGCCCATATCGGCATAGAAGTTTTCAAAATCATGCCAACGCTTGCAAACAGTGATTCCGCGCCCCCCGTAGTTCTTATAAGCGGTACTGGTCTGCAGATAACACCGATCCATCATTGACCGGTGCATGAACCAGATTTGTGATTTTGACTTACCATGTTTTTTGTTGACACTGGCAATCGCTTCTTTTTGCAGGCACCCGCAAGATTGAGTTTGCCCGTAGCGCAGCAAATGCCCAATCACCTCAGTGGTTTCGCCGCAGTCACAAACACAGCGCCAGAGCCGTTGACGGTGCTTGTTATGGCCCGCCATTTCAATGACTGAGAGCCTGCCGTACCGCTGTCCGGTCATATCAATCGGCTTGCCCATCACGCATCACCCACACGAGCGCCGTACACCTGCGTGCCGACTTTCCACAACACAATAACTGTGTAGCCAGTTGTGTTCAGCGTCGGCGCATTGCCTCCGCCCGTCTTCCACACCACACCAGAACCACCAAAGGTGCTGTCACTCCAAGTCAGCGTGTAAGCAGTGCCGTCGTCCACCATTAGCGTTACAGCCTCACCAGCAGCAAAGTTTGTCGCCTTGGGTGTGCGGTTAGCGCCAAGCGTGATCAGCTGCACGCTGCCATTGCCGGGGTCGATCTCAAACGCTGCACCATCAGTGATGGTGAACACGTCCTCGAGGATCGTGCCGATGATCGCCGGATCAGTCAGCGTTTTATTCGTCAGCGTCTGCGTGCCAGTCAGCGTGACATCACCGCTACCTACAGCAGCCCAACTCAGCGTGCCGGAACCGTTGGTGCTAAGCACCTGCCCGCTAGTGCCGTCAGTGGCAGGCAGTGTCCATGTGACGTTTGCCGCGACAGTAGCCGGTGCTTGGAACGCAACCCAGTTACTACTATCGCTATCAGCAAAACGCAGATCGTTCTGCGCGTTGAGTGTTACGTTGCCGGTGAAAGCACCGCCCGCTTTGGGCATTGCCGCATCGGCTAGGTCATACGCCGACTTGACCGAGGCAGGCGTGGCAGCAGTTGTTGTGCTGGTGCTACTGGTGCTATCGGTTAGCTGAACCGTGCCACGGACGCTGGTGCTGCCTTGCTCGATCTTGGTGCCAGTGATTGCAGCAGAAGCATTAACGTCAGCATCGACAATCGTGCCGTTGGCGATCATCGTGCTGGTAACTGTTCCAGTGTCGCCAGTCGTTACGACAGTGCCTGATACATCCGCAAATGTGATCGTGCGATCTGCAGTGGGATCCGTAACGGCAAGTGTTGTCTCAAATGCGTTGGCGGTGCTGCCTTCAAATACCAGCGAACCAGTTGTGCCAATTAGCAGCTCACCAGTGACAGTGCCGCCAGCTTTCGGCAGCTTCTCGTCGTCTAGTTCTTGTAGTGCTGTTTGAACATTGGTCGCAATAATGTCGCCATATGGCGTGAAACTGATGTTGGTTGCGGTCTGACCGGCAATCGCGTTGGAAACATCAACCAGATCCCACGTCGTGCCGTTCGACAGGATCATGTCTGGCGGCGCCAGTGCAACGGCAGGCGCATTGCCTGTACCAGTGCCTGAGACAGAAACGACTAAGTAGTAACGAGCATTGGTTGCGGAAGCTGCAGGTAGTGCCGAACCAGCCGCAAGACCAGCAGCTGTACCAGCTGATGTTGTAGATGCAACGAGGTTTGTGTTGGCGTTATAAGTGCCGGCGTAGACCAGCTCGCCGCTGGTAATCGTGACAGGTAACCATGCCGAACCGGACCATAGATATAGGTCGCCGTTCAACTCATCCCAGAACTGTTGCCCCTTAAATTCAGCAGTCGGGAAAGTGACAACGCCGGCAGTGGATCCTGCGCCACCAAACTGCACAGTTGAGCTGTCCGCCAGCTTGACGCCCGTGATGCTGTTGGTGCCAAGCACACTGACGTTGAGGGTGCCGCTGGTCAGCTTGGTGGCAGGAATCTCGGGAATATCCGATGCCGAAAGCGTTGTGCCCGCAGTGACGTGACCGCGAGTGTCAACTGTGACCTTGGGGTATGTGCCTGGCGTGACGGCAGAAACGTCATGGGTTAGGGCACCAGCGCCGTTAACACTTAATGCGCCAGCAGGAACACTGACAGCACCTTTGACACTGGTGGTTGCAACAGGCAGATCGTTGCCAACGAGTGCCGTGATTGCGGTGATATGACCGCTGGCGTTGTAGGTAATGCCTGAGGTGGTGCCTGCTGTGATGCTTGCGGCGTGGTTGAGCTGCCCGCCTGCGGTTACAGCAAGACCGGAGCCGACAAAGACGCCACCTACTGCGCTGGTGGTAGCAATCGGCAGATCAGTTGAGGCGATTGAGCCAACTGCGGTGATGTGCCCGCTGGCGTTGACCGTAAAGCCGTTCTTGGTTTGAGCAGTGACGCTGGATTGGTGGCTGAGTACACCAGAGCCATCAACCGACAGACCGGATGCCGCTGGAACACTGACGCCACCACGAGTTGCGGAGGTAGCGGCAGAAACGGAAATATCGCCACTGCTGACCGTGATGCCGGTGCCAATGCGAACAGCCCCAACGGTTGCGGCAGTGGCTAGTGGTAGGTCGCCGGGTGCAATGACGCGAGCAGCAAAAGCGCCAGTGGTTGCGGTGGGACCGGCAATAAACTGCGCGGCGCTGCTGCTGTTACCGAGGTTTGCCGGTGTAATCGCGGACAGCTTGGCGGATGGGATACTGCCGTTATCGATTAGATCGACTGCAGCTTCGACAAAATCTTTGGCGTTTATTTTTTTTGTTTCGCTAGCGCTTACATCCGAAACCGGCAGCAAATCGCCAGCAGCCAGATCTGCGCCGGCCAAGCTAGGCAGTTCTGCAATTTTTAAGTCAGACACGCTTTGCTTGGCCCAAGAGTGTTGCGATCAGTCTAGAGCCTACTCCGCTTCATCAAGCAACAGATAAGAAGAGGGGTCTTGATCCAAGGCAATCTTGCCACCCGATTCTTGAAGTAAATAATTAGGTGTAATTGTTTTTGCACGAAGTTTGATTGGGCCAGTGGCAACAAAATCAATTCGTGTAACAATTATATTGCCTGGCGCAAAATTTGTTGCACTACTTGTAGCAATAGCGTCAAATTCCCACCACAAGGAATCGTTGAATTGACTTGCGGAATAAGAGCCGCCAGCTGCCGCTGTATTTTGAGATTTAATATACATTTTTGCTCGAAAACCAGAGCCAATTTCTGTGCGCAACACCAATTGCATTAAATAATGAACTGTTTCATCGCCGCCAGCAGACAGATAGTCCCATTGAGCGGTAAGGCTGCCAGAACCGGTAATCAAAGCGCTGTATTGCTGACGGTATTGATCACTTAAAGCTGTAATGTCAACAGTTTCTCTATTTGTATTTAATTCATAATCCACAATGCAGCCAAGTAGACGACTGTTTCGGTCTCGAACAACTACTCTTATCGGAATGTCACGGGCGATTGCGGCAAGAGAAATAACACCAGTCGCTTCCCCTGCAAGGCTGTCATCAAAATTATTGTAAAGTTTAATTCCGCCCATATCATCAATAAATACATACCAATTTCCGCTGCTTTGAACAATTCCATTTGCCCAGCCAGCGGCTGTCACAAAATCTAAATTTGTTGCGTCAGTGGCTGTTATTTCAACAAAATCTCCTGTTATTAGCGTGCCTTCTTCAAAATCAAAACTAAAACGATTTTTTGACGCATTAACATCGCTAGGGTTTACAACTGAAAATTTTTCCTCGCCCAAAGATTTGCGAGTTATTTCAATAGATCCAACATTGCCCAAATAAATACCCATTGTCTACAAGCTCCTCGCAAGAAAATCGCCACTCATCTGGAACGCAATATCGACCTGCATGATCTCGCCAACGGTGCAAGCCAGATTGGCGCTTGTCAGTACAGCGTCAAACTCAAAATACTTTGTGTCAAATACCAACTTGAGTTTGCACGTTGGTAAATTGCCGGGATTGGTCTGGTTGACTTGCTCCAGCAGATTGACAGGTGCATCGTCGTAGTAGAGCACGGTGCAGTTGCCGGTGGCTGACTTCAGTCCGGTGGTATAAGTGCGAGCCCCCTCAGCCAAGGTCGTAGTCTCCAAGGCGTCGGTGGCTGCTGACAGGCTCCAGGACTTGACCTTGGCGACCTGCGCATCCTGCAGAAACAGGGCGCCGTCTTGTCCGCTGTAATACTTAGCCATTCAGCTCACCAACGAACTCGCAGTTCACCGTGCTTAGTCCTACTTTAACGCTGCTCACACTGGGCGGCCTGTCGTACTTCCAGCGCAGCGCACTGTTGGTTTCCGTGATCCAAGGCACCAGCTCTGATGCTGCGCCAGCCGCAACATTGGCGGCAGTAAAGATTGCCCAGTTGTCTGCCTGCATCACCTGTTGGTAATTGGCGAGGATTAGCGAGGCGTTGTAATCGCTGATATTTTCAAACGTCAACGACAGCTTGCTAGATGTGCGCTGATTGCCGTAACGCATCCGCACCACAGCGCCATTCTGGGCTTCAAACCTAGTCTCGGGGAAACTGCCGGGGTCGTAGGTCCGCTGGGTTGGGACTAGAGCCGGGAAGGATACGGCTGCCATCAATCCTCAACCACGAAGTGCGTGGGGTCAAACTGGATTGTAGCCAGACCACCGTTGTCAGCTATTGGCTGGTGTGTGGCGGTGACTTGCACAAAGCCTTCTTCGGTCAACGTGATGGTTTCGATCTTGTAGACACGTTTTTCGACTGAAGTGGTGATCACCGTGAAGACGACGTTAAACAGAGCAGGGTCACCAGTCTTTTTGCCCTCAACCTGCAAGTCCGACTCTTTCACTTCGGTTTGACCGGGCATCCAGTACAGGATTCGGTGCGTGCCATCACCAATGTCTGTGGTCGAAGTGATGTTGCCCTCGCCGTCGATACTGCCGTTGTTGAAGCGGCTGGTATGGGTTGCCTCGCTGATCAGCTTGATGTAAGCGCCAGGGGTCAAGGCGGCAGCAGCGCCAGGCACGGTTTCAAACGTGATGCTGTGGTCGATTTCCTTGCGCAACAGCAGTGCGTGCTTGGCAAAGGTCAGCGCCTGTGCGGGGTTGGTGCAGAAGTCCGTCAGATCAAAGGCTTCCTCAGGATCGGTTTCAGCACCACCATAGTCATCAGCCAACCTGACGCGGATGGTTTTCTGCGAGCTGAAGCCGTTCAGCACTTCCTCGCGGTAGGACACAACGGCCTGGAACAGGCGGCGTTCTTCTGCGCTGAGCCAATTGACCTGGAGGTTGCGGATGTTGCCATCGGTAAACAGTGCCGAAATCGCCGGGGCCTGAGCTGAAGCGATCTCAAACGTGCTGCCGTTGTACGGCACCGAGGGCACCAGCGCAAAACGTCCGCCGATGATCGTGAAGTCGAGCAGGCAGTAGGCGGCTTGGGTAAAAATCCAGTCGCGGAGATTGACACGCTCGCCCAGTACGCCGTCCCAAGTGAAGCCGTTGGCGTAGCAGAAGCGTGCGGCGTTTTGCATCGCAACGCGATCGACCGAGGCTGCTGAAACTTTTTGACCAGCGCCAAGGCGAGGGCTAACCAGCAGGTTGTAGGCGATCTCGGGCAGGTTGTTGGTTGGTGCAGTTAGGGCTGATGTTGGTGCGCCAGCGTCTGTGATCAGGCGTTCAACGTCGATGCCTTTTTGAACGTAAGCAGTCAGTTGCCCCAGGCTGGTCCATTCCTTGCCGGCCAACAGGCGCAATCCGACTAGCGCCAAGTCGTTGTATTCCGGTGCGGTGTCCTGCCGAATTTGCTCGTTGATGTAAACGATCTCGTGCTCAGGGTTACTGGCGTGGCTGGGCTCTTCAGCTTCGTACTTCCAATAGTCAGCGATTGCATCAAACGGGTTAATGTTGCTGGCTTGAACGACTGGACCTTCCTGCACCGAAGATGCCACGGTGACAGTGGTTAGCACTGTTGTGCCATCTGGGAAAGCAATGCTGACTTGATCGCCTTGTGTGTACCCAATACCTCCATCCACGATCAACCACTGCCATTGACCCTGCGCAAAACTAGAGGCATTGACTTTTAATCCAGTGCCAGTACCGCCAGTTGCAAAGTATTCCGCAGGCGC